ATTATGACGATAGTTTTGAATATTTGAAAAGAATTCAGTTTGTTTCGCAGTAAATCTATCTTTACCATCAATTACAATGTTTGATTCCAATAGAATATCACGCTGAGATATATTTGCGGGTAAAACTAATCCTGATGAATATAGTGTTCCTGCCTTAAATGGTCTTATATTAGGATTTTCCCAATTTGTATAATTGTCTACATCATTCACTAAAGCTCTATCAGTTCTTTGAGCTACCCAAACTAATCTTGTACATAAATTTTTTATGTTTAATAACATATCATTTGAAGGACCGTATTGACCTTGGACTGATGTTAAATCAACTTGGGTAATTAAGAATGAATGGTCTGTTTTTGCTATATGAGCCATTTCAGTATCAGTTAAAAAGATATAATTTGCTTCAATGAATGAATTAGTTGACCACAATGTTAAAGACGGATTTGAAGGACCCGAGCCAGGAGATAAATTAGGAGGAGATAGAAATACACTCATAGGATGATCAGTAGGATTAGGTGCGACACGGACTCCTGACTGATTTAGAATCGTAAACATATTAAACATATTCGTGAACTCTACTACAATTTCTACTTCTGAATGTTGTAAGGCAACCAAAGGTAAAGCCGCACCTACATTCTCACAAAACCAAAAATGAAGAGGAATAGTCAGAGTTCGACCTTGGATAGAAGGTTCTGCTAAACTTGTTGTTGATGAAATTGAATGGGGATAAGAATTTGTACGTCCAAATGAATTAGAAGGATCATATACTTCTGGTAAATTACCTACTAAGTTATTTAGGACTTCTGCTTTATTTCTGTGATAATTCAAAGCTCCATATAATTTCATCCATTCACCTGTATGTCTTACTATTTCTTGACCATTTACTAAAATTGATACATGATTCAACATATTGTATCCAATATTTGGAATCCATTGGAATTCATAAGGATTATTAGTTCCAGGATAAAATCCTGAAAAAATATTTGGTAAATCTACGCTCAAATAACAATCGTGAACTAATTGAGCAAATCGTTCTACTCTTGCTCTCAACGTTAAATTATTATTTGCTGGAATCGAAAGATTTGTGGTTTTCCATGTTAGACGAAAATGCTCCATAGCAAAATCTGTGTGACGCTTATACATATTACGAAAGTGAGTAAAGGAAGGGTTTCCTATTACAAGCTGATCTTGTGCCCCTTTACCAACTAATTGCATTATTCCACCTGTCATTCCTTGTTATTTATTAGCTAAGATAATGAAAGTCTATTTAGAACACTTAGGGCATAAACCCTGCTTCTTAGGATCAATGTAACCTGCGCCAGTTTGTAATGTACAATCACATAGTCTTGTAGCAATAAGAACTTTGCCATTTAATAACTGTTTTTGACTTATTGAATCAGCATATCTAAATCCCTTGAAGTCTGTGAATCCAGAAGCTGTTCTGCGAATTTTTGAAGTTCCCATCTCTCTTGGTGTATGGAAATTAGGAGGATAAATAGTTTGAGGAACAGGTGTAGGATTTATATCCTTATTTGTTCCTAAAACATTTAGTTTATTAGCACTAAAGTCATTTCCAGCACCTCTTAGACGTTTAAGTCTTGTTAAGTCACCTGAGGACAATCCTCTTGTTCCCATCTGCATATCAGACATTTATGATTATAATACACCATAGGTAAAATTTTGAAATTGCTGCTTTTAATTATGAACAATCAGGGCATAACCCTTGCTTCTTAGGATTTGATGTAGTACAATTACATACTCTTGTAGCAGTAAGAACTTTGCCATTCAAGTTAATACCATTAGTTACTGCCTGTCTTTGACTTACCCTATCAGCTGAATAAAATGCTTTTAAGGCGGTATACTGCGATGCCGTAAATCTAATACGTGATCCGCCAGTTGTTCTAGGTATTAGTTTTGGAATAGAATATAAAGTTTTATTCATTGGTGCTCCAAGAGATTTTGGAGTATCTAAAGAAATACCCCGATTATCATCTACAACTTTTGTGATATTTCCTCCTTTATCCATAATAAATCCTTTGAATGCTAATGCTGGTTGGGCTGTTTTAATGTATCCTTGTAATTTTACAAGTTCAGGAGTATGCTGAGTAGGATCTTCATCAGGTAAATTTAAATTCCCAAACTTAATAGCTTTATAAGCACCACAATCTAAATGATCAAATACCCATACCTCAGTAATTTGATGTAATAAAATAGCTATTGCTAAATGATCAAAGAATGTAGGACCCCAATTATTACCAATGTAATTCGTTCCATCTAATATAATTCCACCAATGTAATTTCCCTTTGCTGTAGATGCTCTGGTAGTAGGGAAAGTTGTATAAGATTGATTTGCGCCTAATGAAGCGCCAGCTAAAATAAACAAATCGTAAATAAATTGAACGTCTTTATAGTTGACTAAGAATGAAGATAATAAGGCAGAGAATCTAGGATCAATACATCCAAGAACAAGAACTTTTGCTCCTGTTGTAGTCGGAAAAAATTCAGTAGCAATTGTGTTTCCAGGTGGAAAAGTGGCATTATAATCTCTTAATGTTGTTAGATTAGGATTTACTGAAGGAGTATCAAAATATAATCCAGTAATCCCACTAGCCCCAGTGAATATAGCGGAACCAGCAGTTAAGATATTAGTTGAATTTGCATAAAAGTTTGTACCATTAATATAAGATTTTAAAGTATCAAATTGAGTTTTATGAGGTGTTGCGTTTTGATCAGTGGGCGTACATAATACACAATTCTTATACGCTCCACAATCTAAATGATCAACAACTAGAATTTTTGTTACATTATGTAATGTAATAGCTACTTGAATATGTTCTATTAATGCAGTTTGCCAATTAGTAGAAACAACCGCACACGTTCCAGCAGGACTACCGCATGCTCCATTACCTATTAAGTTTCCTCCGCCTGCTGCACCAGCTAAAACAAATAAATCATAAGTATTACCAGATAATATTTCTAGAAGGCGTTCTTCTAATGCAGCAGTATATCTAGGATCAATACACCCTAAAACAAAGGTTGTAGCAACAGTATTATTAGGAGGAGTTCCAGAATAAATAGGTTCATTTAAATCTGGCTGAATTACACTAGCTCTCGCACCTCTTAGGCGTTTCAATCTTGTTAAGTCACTTGACGACATGCCTCTTGTTCCCATCTGCATATCAGACATTTATGATATTAGATAGATAAAAGCTAATCTCATTTTTTGACGTTCTTAATCCTAATCTCAGAAGTCTTTGTGTATCTTCAAATGCCATAAAATCAAAGATTTCATTCGTATCAGGATCCAATATCATCATAATACCTTTGACGCGTATTTTTTGAAGACGTCTTGATTTACGTTGAACGTTTCTCAAATACAAAGTATCTCTTTCGTTTGATTTAATTGATGATTTGAATGCTAGGTCTTCGGACTTTGAAGTCGTATCGAATCGCATACATTGAATCACTGGTCGTTCTTTAGAATGTAAATTACGATGAATCTCACAATCTATTGCAGCTTGTTTCAGAATTAGAGAAATGTTCTTGATAATACGTGATTTGCGATAAGAAATTTCATATAAGTATTCATCAGATGACATGAATGCCTGCCTTGGTTCACCACCATCATACCGTTTCAAAGACATGTCATTTCTACGAATCGATACAATGTTTGGACCTTCTGATGAAGTAGTTTGTTGTTCCGTAAAAGTAGATAAATATAATTGAACTTTTACAGTACGTTCAGGTATTTCTAATTTACGATGAGAACAAATACGAATAGCACGACCAATAACTTGATCTATACGAGCAGGATTCCAATATGCTTCCATGATATAAACATTACGTACATCTGCCAAAGTAATACCTTCAGCGCCTGCTGATGAAGCCATAATAACACATAGTTTATGACCTCTTGCCTCAACTGCCTCTTTTAAAGCCTGAGGAAACGTATCAGAATAATCTTGATTAAATATTTGTCTATAAAGTTCACGTTCATCTTCGTTTCCACCCACATACATAGCAAAGGCAGGTTTAGAAAAGTCCATCGAAGGATCTTCTCTCCATTCTCCTGCCGATTTAATTAATTTATATTGTTGGAATCCATTCGCTTCTAAAACTGCCCCAAAAATCCCAAGACCTTCCAAAGTCTTGTATTGAGAATAAATGAACTGATTTCTATTTCCTGCTACATTTGTTTTAATATCTCTTAACATTTTGGCCATTTTAGGTGAGAACTTATCAAGAACATCTTCCATCAAATATCTAGCAGGATCAGCTTTCATGATTTCCAAGATCTTTTCTTTCTCTTCTTTTTCAGGTTTATCAGAATCTTCTTCTTCATCAGGATCAGATTTATATTTAAGTTCAGGTGGAATAGCATAGTTACAGACCATACGTGAAGTCATTCTAAAAGAACCAAACTCTGAATCAAGTTCAGATTTCATTCTTTTTTGTTTAGCTTCTCTCTGAATCTCTTCCCATCTTCCTTCCAGATAACGTAGAAACTGTTCTTCGGACATAGGAACTTTAACTAAAGTAGATTCTTCATCTAGACGTTTCGGCAATAATCTTTCATCTGCGCCTTTGAAATATGATACAAGTCCTTGGATTCTTCTTGCTAACATTAGGGGATTCTTGACAGATAATCCATCTACAAAAGTATTCGTGAACTCTTCAAAATCAGTAGGGAGACATTCCAAAGATTCTACAATCATCTTTTCAGGTAAGTCTAATTCTACACCTGC